AAAATTACATTACCTTCTTTTATCCACCATTCTTTATCATAAACGATTTCAATATTTGAATCTTCAAACACTTCACGAATAGAAGAGTATTGTGTCTGGGTTTTATTTCTTTCATCATTAACTTTGAATCCATCGTCTACAATCATTCCTAGCGGATCTGTTGGGATGATGCCAAGTAATTCGTTTGATAATCTATCAGAACAGTATCTTTGCATACGGTATTCATGATTTCCCATCACAAACATTACCTTTTTAGGTGTAGTCAGATTGATTAAATCAATAATATACTGTCTTCCTAAAACAAGTTCTTCATCAAGATTTACTTTGAATTTTTTAGGAAATGCAGAACATGAAAAACAATCCAATAAATCACCATTGACTATTAAAGTGTCTACAATTCCCTTATAGCTTGTAAAAATATCAATAGGTAAATTAAACGGAATATGAACATCTGACACACATAAAATTCTTTCAGATGCACCCTCGCAGTTGTGAATATAATTATCATATTCTTCATATCCGACTGCCTGTTTTCTGAGCTGATCTGGTGTAATGTTCAATCCAAGCATATCTCGAATTTCAATCCAATCCATATCTGTCTCTTTACGTTTCTTTGCAAGACAACATCTTAATTTCCATTCAAAATCTGTTTCATTTTCTAATCTATGTAAGTCGATTATAACATCCACCTACTCTCTATTCAGCAGACTCAGACTCTTCATCTGAAATCTCAATACTGATTTTAATATCAAAGATAGTTGTACCTTTTGGTAACTTCTCAGCAATACGATCTACAATAGAACCTTCATCGTCAACGAAAGTTCCATTTTCAATTCTTACTCCACTTGCTGTGATATTCTTTTTAGCCGCACTAACAGTTGCTTTCTTAATTTTACTATCTACCATATTTTCTCCTTTTTCTCCAATAAAATAGGAGAGCAGTGCGCCCTCCTTAAAATAATTCCTCAATATCTGTAATAATGTGGTCAGCTACACCTTTTTCAATAATCTCGTTAGCGTCTAGCCACCAATTTTTACGATAATTTTTATCATATTCACTCTCAATAATCTTTGTATGACTTAAAATAAACTGTTTTGTGTCTTCCTCAATTTTCTTAGTTCTCTCTAAATCATCAAGTACCTTACCGGTGTCTCCGTAACTACCTGTAGAGCCATCATGAATAAGTGCTTCAGTAGATGACAAAATATATCTGTTGCCCATTGGGATACCCATAAGCAAAAGCCCTCCTGCGGAGTAACATTTTCCCATTCCAATAGCATAAACTGGCGTCTTAGAAAGATTACAGATATTAATAAGCTCGTTTATTGCGTTGAGAGAACCACCATTTGAATTAATCCAAATCTTAATTGGCTTTCTTTCGGCAATTGCTATATCCTTGTCTTCTCTATTCCATTCAACTATTTCCTGAGTCCATTCTACAATTCCGTCATCAATATCTTGATTGATGAGAATTTCACGATTATTTAATCGCTTATAATAATCAACAAGAGTCGGATCTGCAAGTTTATAATTTGCTTCATTTCCTAAACTATCAAACTCTAACTGTAAATAATCTTTATTCATAGGCATTTAGCCTCCAATTTCATAATATTTTACATGTCATCAGCTACAGCAGCAATCTTACTTCTGTAGATGTTCTGTAATTCAATTTCTCCATAGAAATCATGTCCTCTGAATACCTCAGACATTCTTCTCATACCATTATTATTGCCTGCATATTGATTGAGATCGACCTGAGTGTTATAGTCGCCATCTATAATACAGATTGAATCTTCTCCAATTCTCTGTAATGCAAGTTTCATGAGTGATATATCTAAATTCTGCGCCTCTGTAATATAAACTGCACAATTTAAACCACTTGTATCAAATCCTCGAATATCACACATCGGCAATATAGAAAGTTTATTTCTTGACACAAGCTGTTCAATCATAAACTTGTCTCCAAGTTTTCCTGCAAGCATATTACCAATACTTGAATCAACGAGCTTATCTAGCTGTGTTCCTGGCAGAAATCCAATATTAGCCGAATTCATAGTAGGAGTTGGGTTAGCAAAAATCACAATTTTATCAATCTTGTGTTTTTCGAGTAACCACATCATATATCCAACCGCAAGATATGATTTTCCTGTACCAGCAGAACCCTTAATCATAGTGATCTGATTATTAGAGAAACTATTCAAAGCCATTTGCTGATAAATGTCTCCATTAAGAGGTTTGACTGTACCAAAGTAATCTGATTTAATATTAGGAAATTTAATGTTTTGATACATTCCTTCTCGCCAAACGAGAGTATCAACGACATGATTATTAAAATCTTTTAAGATAAGATACTCATTTTCGAGTAATCCATAGATATTTTCCTGTAAATGCTCGTAAAAATAAGCCATTTCTGACTCTGAAAGTGTCTTCTCGATAAATCCACTATAATCATCTACTGGCTCATCGTTTACACCTTTTACAATAAGATTAAATATCTTACTTGCAATCATTTTACAAGCAATATCATCTGTAACAAAAATAACATCCTTCATTGTATTTATAAATGCACAACTACCAACTATTTTAGTATCAGGTGTTATTTCCATATTTTTCTCAAGTATGTAATTTTCAATTGCGTTATCATATACAACAACTTCATATTTATCCGAATTATCATCAAGTAGGTGCAAAGCTTTTCGTGCTTCATACTTTACCTGATCATCTTTGTTTCGAGATACTTTAATATGCTCTAATTCTTGTAATGTTACAGAACTTATGATAAAATCTTTCTCAAATATTTTGTCCTGTAATTTTAAAATAGCGTTAGTATCATAAAATTTTATTGTACCGATGGTTTCCGACCACCTTTCATTTTAGATTTCGTCTCTATCCAACGATTTTACTTTTTCTATAATTGCTTAAAGCCTTTAAATTCTGATAAGACTCAACCAGATAGTATTTTGCATGACCACTATAAGTCTTTTTCACATTCTCATTTCCAACAAGTTTCCTCATTGCAAAAGCTTCTGTTTTGTTAATTAATAAAATAATTTTCACATCCTTTAATTTATTTCCTACGATAGAGTAGGATAGTAGTTGGAACTGTAGGATTTGAACCCACGACAAACTGGATATAAGCCAGGTGCTCTGCCAGACTGAGCTAAGTTCCAAAATAAAAAATCCCATACCGAAGTATGAGACTTTATTTCTTTAGGCTGAGATATTGACCTAACACGTTACCATCTATTGTGGTTGGACACAATTTATCACACAGTCGATTAGACTGTAGGTAACAACAACACCAATTTTGCGAAAATTAGCAAACTCTTACCACAAAGTATTATAGATTTTCTTTCTGCACATTCTTCCTTGCGAGATTCATAGGTTGCAGCCTATTAGAGTTGTACGTACTTGTACTTTCTCATATAACACCTTGCGAGTGCTATATGTCACCATATTACAGGTGAATAAGTTGTTTTTCTCTTTGCGGTCGCACACACTTTTGCTGTTTTGTAATTTTCTTTTAAATATTATTTACCTAAAATAATTTGATTTCTTTCAAAAGTATGTACTTATTATGGACGATGAGGTGTACATTTGATCATCCGTACCTTTTGAGTACAGCCCAATCATCACCATCCTGCTCGAATTGCGATCTCCTTGCTTTTTGATTCCATCCCTGTTTTTCAACTTAAGAGATATTACCAAAATCCTACCAGCGGTTATACTTGCGGTATTCCCACCAATAGTACACAAATCATACCCACATTTCTGTGTTACTACAGTGCCTATTTCAAGACACCCACCAATCAACCATATTCGCCAACAGTTGTCCTTGAATAGAAGGTTGGGCGTAGATTTTATGTGTTTTCCGTTAAACTGTATTTCACAGTCGCAGCCTTATAATACGATAAGAACCACTTTATACATGTCGCCATGCTTATTTTTGAGATTTAACATCTCCTGATCCGAAACCAACCAGTCCTACAAAAGTAGAAAAGCTCTCCCAGTAAGACTCGAACTTACGACTTTCGCATTAACAGTGCGATGCTCTACCAACTGAGCTATAAGAGATTAAAAGAATAATCGGCAACCATACTGCAAGAATTGTAGCACAGTCACCGATACATATAAGAAGAGGAGTACAATATGAATATGTACCAATCTTAGAAATGATCTTTAGAATTGTTCAGAACCGCCAATGAATTAGTAGCGATGGAATCTCTTAGATTTTATCAGTTCACCAAATAAGCTGATTATCCGTAGGTTTACCAACCTAACATTAAAGTTAGCAGTTATGGCTGCTTGCACCACATACATTGTCTCTATGGACTTTATTGCCTCAGTATGATACGAGATCTAAATCACTGTTCTGAACTTAATTTGTGTTATATTGCGTCCGTATAGGACGTTGTTCTAATGTCTTCCGACAATTATATATTCTCTGTTTTATCAGCCAAGAAAAGCTGATTTCATTGTTTTGCTTTATGTAATTGTTTTATTTCTTCTTTGAATCTATGGCTGAATTCACCATTAAGATATAATAGAAAATCTGAATTGATTGTTCCATTATTACAGAAATTAAGATTAGACTGCTCAGTTGGTATATATCTTGAAGTTACTTTTAGTCCAGGGAATATTTTTAATTCGCTATCTTCACTATCACTAAGTTTATCCTTTACCAAATCTCGCAAAGACGATAATATTCTTCCAATATCTCTTGCAGAGCAGCCTGTATCGTTTTGAATTTGATTTATTATAAATCGTTGATTGTAATATTTTTTTTCTTGTTGTATTGTAAATCACTCCTTTGAAATACAATGAAGTAGGGTAGTAATCATAAAAAAATAATAAGTAGAAAACTACCCTCTCCTATGTAAAATAAATTTGGTCACGAAATTCGTTATCTGAGACTTACTCGATTTCCGAATTTACTTGTTTTTTTGTAATTTTAAACCCAATATTAAATAATTTAATGTCAGATCCATTATCTTCTAATTGGAGAATTTCATTTTTAGATTGGATAATAGCTTTATTAAAACTATCATTACCACAAAGATACAAAACTTCTAATAAAAGATTTTTGATTTGAGATTTTTCTTTATCTTCAAGAGAAGAAAGTAAACGATATAATGTTGAAAAACCAATTGTTTCTGATTCAATATCTGCAATTAAATCAACTTTAAGCTTATTTGCTTTATCATTTCGTTCTTCTTTTGAGTCAGAATCAATGGCGAATATATTTTTCCTTTCATTTATGTATTTCTTTAAAATACTATAAATTCGATTTATCTGTTTTTGATTTATGCTAGATGTCCTAAATAAAGAGTTGTCTAATATAGATACAAAAGGAAGCCAATCTTTTTTATAAGGATTCTTGATTTTAAATCCATTAATAATTGTCTGCAAATAATCCATTGAAGTATGACATTTACAATAATGTTTCTTATCAGGATTGTAATATCCCTTTTGTTTAGAAATATGAGAGAAGAAGTGTGGCATACGCTTTTTGCCTCTTACTAATTCGCCTTCTTCATTCTCTTCATATTCACGCACAAACTCATCATACTTTTCACGTAACTTATCTAGCTCTTTACCATTATTGATGATAAATTCTTTTTTTGCCTTATCAATTTCGATTCCAGACATTACATCTAATTGACATATATCATAATACAATTCTTTTATGTCGTTGTAAGTTGCTCCATGGTACATCTTGTCCCAAAGCAAAGAATTTAACTCTTGCGACAGATTGACAATTTCACCAATTTTATTTACAGATGTTTTAATATCAAGATCTGCTTGTTGTTCAGGCGTATAATATCTTTTAACTTTTGTTGAGCTTACAAACGATGTTGGAGTTTTGAATAAGTGGTAATTTCTTTCAGCTGCACGAATGAGTTTTTCATTATCTGTCAACATTACTGTATCACTATCAAAGTCAGCACCCGATAGTCTCTGTAATACATTTTCTCCGATAGAATTAATACACACAATCTCATTTGTAAGATTAAGATAACAATCTATCAATTTATTCTCCGTATTATATGGAAGCCAAATGTTTCCGATTGTAACATGAGGTGAACGACTAGCAAGAAGAGTTTTATTATATTCAAAGCGTGTACTATGTATATTACCAATTCCAATCTGACTTTTTCCTTCAAACTTACCAATTGATTGCTGCAACATCTCTATTGGATTACCAAGAAGAGTAGAGTAATTGCCATTTACATAAATATGTCCATTTTTAAGATTCTTATAATATGATGCCAATAAATCGTGTAAAAAGTCTTGATAATATTTTGTCTTGGTGAAATTATCATTCACACACATTAAGTTATAAACTACATCATTCTTACTACTCATAGGCTTATCCATAGGTGACATTTCATCAATATCAGGATATTTAATGTAATAGCGTACAACTTCTGGTCTATCTCTAAGCATTTGTGCAAAGTCGAGCGATTCCTGCAAAAATTCCCTTACTTCATCTTTTGACATCTGAAGAGTATTGAGTAATTGATAATGAGTCTGTACTAAACGACCACCAAAGAAGTGAGTTTTTTTATCATGCTTTACAACACCAAAATCAGGATATAAATGGTCAAGCCATTCATCCCATGTACTAAATTTCAAATATTTAATACTGTTAGGTGTAGTAATTAACTTTACATCTTCAATGCACGTAGCTCTTGTTTTACCGTTGAGCTGAGATACATCTGTTATATTATTATCTTTGAACCATTGTTGGATATTGCAGTTGAAACAACAAGACTTGAACATTAGATTTCTAAGTAGAAGCATACCATATTCTGAATAATCACCAAATAGAGATATATCCATAAGAGACTGACCATCCCAAATTGTATTTGTGATTTTACAATTCTTTTCAGTGGTTTTAAGCCATCCGTCTTCATCATGAGTCTCGATTACATCCTCGTTAAACACACTATCATAATCATCAATTAAAAGAATATTTTCTGGTTTAATTTGAATGGTATCAATAATGCTGCTTGATGGGAGAGCAATATATCCCTCATATGCTGCTAAATCAATTGGATCACCTTGATTGTATTTAAGACCACCTGAACTGAACTTTAAAATTGATTCATATAAATCTTCTCTGATAAAAAGACATTTACCAACTCTTGCTGAACCAGTAGAACGTTTCATACGACAATATTTAATACCATTACATATAAATCCATCTTTATACAACTCAGTTCTAAGTTCTGCATTTGTCTTTATAGTCTTAGGTTCACCCTTTTTGTGGTACTGAGTTTGAATCTCTTTAATAATAGATTTATCCTTTTTATCATAAATATTTACCTGCTTTTTAACAAATGGTTTTGGTACATCAATCGGATTTTCGATTTTTTCATTCGTCTTAATCCCAACGATTTCACCTTTGCTATTTTTGGCAATACCATCTTCGAATAATAATTCTCTATAGTCATATCCAAGTCTAACAAAAGTGTTTTTATTCATCTGATTCCATGCTTTAACAGAATACTTGAATGTGAGATTAATTACATTCACAGAGTAGTCGTGTTTTTTAATTCTAAATGAAAAATCATGTTTTCTAAATTTTTTATAGTAAATATCTTTTAATTCTATAAGATCCAAACTGTAATCAAGTGTATTGATAAATTTTCGTAAATTATACTGTCCATCTTTGAGTTTTAAATTATATCCTTCTGGATTTTCCTCAATGTAATGTGCTGATAAATAAATATCCTTTGCATCAATAGATGGTATGTAAACTCCTGTATTATTTGTCATTCTAATATTCCTCCATAATTCTAATTTCTTTGTTTATTGCATCTTTGGCTTTAATCTTTAAATACACCATTCTTTCTAAGATACTTTCTCTTATTTCTTCATATAGATCGTTTTTATCTTTTGATAAATTCGTTTGTAATGTAAAACTGGATGCGTAAGAATAATCAAATAAAACAATTTCACATGAATAATTAAAACGATTATCCATCCAATATCTCATTTTCCAAGTTTTATATTTACAGTTATTAACTTTCTCATTGTAAAACGACAAAATTGGTTCATATTGGTTTTGAATATCCAATTTTAATTTTTCTTGTTTCAGCTTTCGTTCTTTTTCTTCTTCTAAATAGCTTTTTATATATTCATAAAAATAATTATATACATCCGCAGGAGTTGTTGATTTGTTTATCTCGTATATATAGGCTACATACAAACTTTTCCTAAATTCTACAGAATGATGATCTCTACATAAATATGGATAACCATTAGTTGTTGATAAATAAAATTCTTTATTAATTTCTCTAATCGTTTTACTAATATGATTAATATTTGCTTTCTCTTTATCTTCATTATCAGTATAATTATTCTCTAATTCATATCTTAATGAAGTATGTTTACCTCTCATTCTTTTACATACGAAACGTTGGTCTTCTGAATCCATCTGCTTAAATGCTTCAATTAAAACATCAATTTTAGAATTTCCAGAATAAAAATCTTGAAGTTTTCTCCAAAACCAGTCCAATCGTTCCCATTGAATTTTATATCTAATAAGATCATTTCGCTTCCAATAAATCTTTCTTTCTGTAATTAAATCATCATAATCTTGCCTCGTATAATGTTTAATATAACATTCACCAGTAGAAGAGGAGTAAATGATATCAAATTCTGGAATCTCTGCTGTTGTTGCTTTTATTAGCTGGTCATTTACGTCTAATTCCAAAACATCGCATCCAAGTTCGTCCCATTTTTCAATATAGTCATCAGTTTTCTTGTTTGTATCTGCTATTTCAATATAAAAACTTTTCCCTTCTGTGGTTTCTACAGTAATATCAGGGCGGTAGTCACCAAATTTAGTATGAAACGTCTTTTCAATTTCTGAGTTAACAACTTCATATATAATTTCTCCAACTTTAAATTTACTTCCTTGCTCAAGTAACCATGTTTTATAAGCAAAATGGATTCTACTTTCTTGTGAACACATTCCATCAATATGATGAAAACATCTTTGCTTTTTGTATGCTTTATTTGGATCTTGTCCATTCCAAAGTTTGACTCTTCCTAAACAAATAGGACAATAAAGTACGTCACTGCCACTTACATTGTAAACATTCTTCCAATCGGCATATTCACTTTTAGAATCCAATGCGTACATTAACTCTGGTTCATAATTGACCATATAAATCCTCCTTTAATAAAATTTTCTTTACACTTATATATTCTCCTAATGAAATTTCTATTTATTCCTAATCCATAAAATAAACATCAACATATTTTTCACCATTCTCTAAACAGAGCAAATATGTAGTATATCCATCTATCAGCATAAAATCTCTGTTGAGTATAACCTGCGACTCATACATATTATTCTTACGGTAAAATTCACGTTTTTGTACCATTTTCTTGAATCTAGGGTGAGTAGCCCTGAATTCTTCTGATATAATAATGTCTTTGATATTTACCTTATATACTTGTCCAGATTTACAGAACATCTTCTTGATTTTTCTAATAATCTTATTCATCGTTCTCCTCCGTTTCATATCTAAATCCTAACCAATTAATCATCCAATTAATTCCAGCAGATCCAACGCAATCCTCATGTATATATTCTCCTTGTTCATTATCAAGATACCTTTCACCTTGATAAATCCCTTCGTTGCAATAGCAGCAAGTTATTCTTGGGCGAGTAGGAGAATAGTAAGGACATCGTGGATCGTGCGTACCATCATATCTGTTACATAGACTACACATATAGTTATTCCATTCTCCTTTAATACAGTTGTGTAAATTTTTCAGTTATAATTTTTAGGCGAGTATTTGTTCACCGAATGGTGTAGAATTTTCTGTGCACTGTCAGAATAATAAATTCTCAGCTAGAAATGGTATCTCAGTTATTTTTATTATTTGTAACCTTTTCTTTATAACTTCTAATACTATTTTTCATTTGCATGTTACATGATCTATCAAATCTCCAAGCAGAAGCGATTTTATCTGCAATATTTTTACTTCCTTCATAGTCAGTACAAAAATCGGACTGACAGATAAGCCCACCGTATGTATTTGCGTACTTATGATTCTTTGATTCGATTGTTACTGTTTTGTTCATTTAATTGTTCTCCTTTGATTTTTAAAATTTTATTCATTGTAATCAGCTCCTTTTAAGTGCTGTGTTTATAGTTCCTATATTTTATTATTCTCCAAAAGCTCTATCTGTTTTTTTATTTCTTTATCAGGACTATATTCTTTATCAATCCTTTGTCCATGTTCATCATGAATAAAATGTCTGTAATCAGCAAACACCTTTGGAGTAGTAGCATATTTTTCTTTGCCATCCTTAATATATATTTCTCTCTTCATAGGCTGACATTTCACAATTTTTAGTGCTTTCAAAATATCAACTATACGACTAATATATCTCTCAGAAAGTCCAATATCTTCTGAAATAGTCTTAAAATATCTATAACAACATAGTGGCTTACCATCCATTCGATTCAAATTAACACGAATATAAGAGAGTACAAGTAAGATATAAGCTGATGATATTCTTGCAGTATCAATCTCTTTATCCTTCAATTCTTCTTTGAAATTTAATATTACATTCAACTCATCAAAATAAATAATTCCAAACTTGTCAGGTACATCGAATTTTTCTATATTAAGTTTTACTTGTTGGTATTTGACCGAATTGGTCTTTTCTTTTAGACTTTTCTCAAAATCTGGACACGATTCAAAGTATCCATAATGAGAGAGAAGTAATAGAACTTCATAATATTTCTGATTTATCTTTCCATCTCTGTAATTGGGTTTCAATTTAGACCAGTGGCAAAGTTCTGTTGTAGAAAATGCCACTGTATCATCAAGTGAGCGCCTTGCACAAAGATATGAGAAGATTATCACACGTTTAGATGAGAGATCCTTGTCATAAATGATTTCTCGTGGTATTTTTACATAGTTTGGCAAGACGTATCACCTCACTACTTATCAGGATGCATAACCTAATTTTCTTGCTTCTAAACGAGCCTTTGCGTTTGCGTCTGCTTTTGCTCTTAATTCAGCACACCCACAACTTGGAAGCCATGCCTCTATGTAATCAACACATCTCTGATAATCACATTTCTTGGTTCTTGCTATTTTTGAACCTAATCCAGCATTCTGTCTTGTATCTTTGTATAACCTCTGAATAAAAATTTTGAAGTACTTTTTGATTTCTAACGGATCATCACCAATGATAATTATCACTCGTTTTCTAGCTAGTTCAATAATCATTTCCTGCTGAGTTGTAGTAATTTCCTCATTTTCTTTTAGCTGAATAATATCTTCCTTCATTGTATTAACATCATCTGTTAATGAATTAACTGCTGTTGCAACAACCCCTAGCTGTTTACTCATATTATTTACATTCATAGCTGTCTGCCCAGTAATATTCATTAACTGCTGCATATCAAAATTCTCATTGTTTCCATTGTAATTTGCCATTTCGTTCATTATTAGTCCTCCTAAATTTAGTTGTTAATATTCTTTAATAAAGTATCTGCCCATGAATAAACTGCATTTACAGCACTTATATAAGATTTTTTCTCGTAATCTGGCAATTCATTCAAATGGTCTGTAAGCCAAACATAACCGCCTGTCTTTTCAATAAAGTCTGCCACTTTAGAACAGAAGAATATTGTTGAATCTTTAAGCTTTTTGTTATATTGCTCAGTTGGTTCTGTTATTTTCATATTCTCTATTTGTTTCCTTAAAGATTGTAATTCTGAAACCTTTTCATCAAACTGAGTCATAAGATTTTTATAATCTTTTTTATAATCTTGTAGTTCACGTTTCGTAGACTCATAATCGGATGGTATAGGGGGATTTTCTTTAAGCTGTTTTATCTCATTGATATATTTTTGAACTTCATTCTTTGTTATTTTCTTAGTAGTGTCCATAGAAGAGATGAGTTCAATCTGTTCATCTTCAGATAAATTACGCATTATAGCAAGGGCAGTAGTTTTAGTTACAATTCCTGTGGTGACCAATTCATCTAATTCTGGTATCATATCAGCAAGCATCTTATAATTCTGAAGAGTCCTAACATCCATATCCATTTGAGAAGCTAATTGTTCTTGTGTTATTTTTGGATGCGAATTTTTTTCGTATCCATATTGATTATTCCCTTTTTCAATTCCATACAATCTTTCTAACTCTTTAATTCGTTTACCTACTTTTTTAGCAGATCCACCGATTTCGCCACGCCTACGAATGTTGGATTCAAGTAAATCAAGTAATACTTCATCTTCTGATTTATAAATACGAATTTCTGCTTCTATGGTAGGTATTTTCAACTCTTTAAAAGCTCTTACACGTTGATGTCCTGATACGATTACTTTATCTTGTGTGATAATGATAGGTTCTATATTTCCACGTTTATTATCCTTGATACGTTTTCGTATAGATTCCAAAAGTTCTTCCCATTTTTCTCCACTAATATCATCAAAGAATTCGTTATTCCTTGGATGTGGTTTTAATTCATCAATATTAAATTGTTGCATTTTCTTTCCTTTCTTCTAAAACATAATTTACAGTTACAATTTGTGAGATGAGAGTGCGATAAGTGGTTCAATAGTATATTCTCCATTTGAATTCACAAAAACATTAAAAGTTGCACTTGCATGAAATTGTTAAAAATTCATTTAGGTACATACAGCATGTACCCAAAAGTGAAAATTTACTTCATTTGGGTACATCCCAGCTATCAATTTTGTGCAGTCTATATCTATATAGACTCATATTATCAAGAGAAGAATATTCCGTTTGTATTTCGCTAACGCTACATACAAACTCCATAATTTATTGGTTGGTTGTTATTGGTTAATTTAGGTACATGGTGTTTTGGATTGATGGTTTCATTTGGGTACATATATGATGTACCTATAGTTTTATTCTCCATCTAAATTATCATTCTGTTTCAAATCAACAAACTTTCCAAACATATCATCTACAAAGAATACTGGCAGCTTATCATGATACATTTCATAAATTTCTTCACTTGATATACTTATCCAAAAATTATTTCCTGTTTGTCTTTGTTTCTGTAATACGTCAATTTCTTTCTGATATTTACTATTTTTAATTATTCCTCCAATTTTTCCACAGATAGTACAATAACTGCTTAATGAAGTATGTATACGTTCTTTTTCTTCTTGAGTAAATGCATTGCTTTTAAAATTCCACTTATTTTGAATTAAGCATTCTTCATATTGATGTTTATGTTTAGATTTGCGATTGCTCTTTGAGATGTTGCTTTTTGTTGACTTGAGATATTTTGGTATTTCGTTTTCTTGTATCATATTTAATTCCTCCTTTGATGTATTATTCTCTCTTTATAAAAATGTAATTATTGCACTATTGTTCTTTTGGTAGTAAAATGAATATATCTAATTTTAAAGGAGGAATTGTTTATGAAGAAAATTATTAAATCACTTGCTGTTGTATTATCATTTGTGATGATGTTGACGATTATTTCGCCTTCAAATGTACAAGCAGCGAAAATCAAATTGAACTACACTAAAAAAACAATTTATGTTGGTGATACTTTTAAATTGAAAGTAAGTGGTGTTAAAAAGGGCATTAGATGGAATTCTTATAATCCTAATATTGCAAAAGTAGATAAAAACGGTAAAGTGACTGGTATTAGTTCTGGAAAAACTGAAATTCATGCCAAATATAAAAATATAAATAAAAAGTGTATTGTTACAGTGAAGAATTTAGATGGTAAAGATAATATAATTTATGAAGTTGAGAAATATGAAAATGTTTGTAATGGTAAAGCTTGTAGGCTGATTTTTCACAATAATAATGATTTTCCCGTTCAACTTAGATTTAATGCTCAGTTCCACGATAATAATGGATATTATCTATCGAAAATAATAAGATCATTTAAAATAAATTCACATAGCGATATTTCATATCCATTATATGCATATATTGAAAATCAAGGTTCTAGTTCTAAAATTTATAGTCAACAAATGGATATAACAATTGAAAGTGCGATAAAATGCGATTATCCTACAGATGTAGATATGAATATATCAGATGAATATATTGGAGATTCTGATAGATATATAATAAAAGATATTGCATTTATAAACAATTCAAATCATAAAACCCAATCATTTGATTTATATGCAATGTATTATGATTCAAATGGAAATGTGGTATATAAC